TAACACAATTACCTCCACGTCTGGATATAAAACACTGTTTGAAAAAATAACAGAAAAAACAAAGGGGGAAAAGAAAACATTTTCATGGTATCGCTCTGCTGTAAAGTCAGAAGCGAGTAGTTACAACAAAAATTTTAGTAAGTATATACTAAATGAAAAGAATGATAGGGTAGGTGACGTAGCAGATCAAGACGAGAATGAACTACGTAGATACCCTGTGCAAGGTCATCTTTATATGTTTGAATACAAAGCAAAGATGAACTACCTAAAATATTATGACAAGTTTCCTTTAGTATATGTTTTAAAAGCAAATAAAAAAGGTGAGTTTTGGGGTGCAAACCTACATTACATGACACCAAAGAAAAGAATTATGGCAACAAAAAAGTTAATGGGAGGTCAAATTGACATTCCTAAGGTTTGCTTCCATAAATACTTGCAGTCTCAAGTTGATGGTCTAATGATTGACCTTGCTACTACTGAATGGGATACCGCAGTTCTTTTACCAACCGAGGACTTTGTTAAAAATGCAGGAAGATTATCATTTCCTGTTGATAAAGAGGAAGTTTGGAATGATACCAAAGAGACTTTCTATGACAAAATCAGAGGACAAAGAATGGTGAAAGGGTACGGAACAAAACAATCTAGGGAGATGGCAGTCTAATGGGTGCAAAATTCAACAGTGAAAAAAATAATTATCTAGGTACAATAGATGGTGACGCAGTACCTAGACTACATCGAAAAAATGTATTTGGTGACTTCACTGGTATAGATGTTGATAATTTTAACTGGGGATTTGGTGGAGGTGACATCGAATTCACAGAAGGAGAGTATAAAAATCAAATAGCGTTTGATTACTTAACAAATAGTTTTTATAAGTGGAATGGAGATCGTTGGGAAGCATGTAAGGGAGATGAAGCAGAAACATTATATAGAAATAGAAATGAGTATCAACAAAACCAAGTTGATGGTATTAACCAAGACAATTTAGCATTCAAAAGTTACGAAACAGCAATAGAACCTGTAGGAAAAACATCTGTCAGATACCCAAGCAATGTTAGTACTGGAAAGAAATCTGATTATGTTTTGTTTGATTTCTTTGATTACCAACCTCCATTTAGAGATAACGTAGCATTTGCTTCTGAATTACCAGAAGGAATAAGAGCATCGAAAGTATCGAACTGGAAATGGGGAACTAATAATAAAGATAAAAGATTATTTGTTAATGAAACTTTAAATCAATACAATAGAACTGGAAACTCAGCACAACTTTATAAACGTGATGATACAGGACAATTTCCTCAACTTATGTTATACATGCCAGATGATATATCTGACACATTAAAGGCAGACTGGGAAGGAAAAGCATTTGGAGCAACCACTGCTGGTATATTAAGTTCTGCTGGCACAGATAATTTTATACAAAAAATAAAAAGTGCATCTAATACTGTAGGAAAAAATATTAACAAAGCACCTGTTGAGATGGCAGCTTCCTTAGTTACTAACTTAGCAAAAGGAATTACAGGAGATCAAATAAACACAGGAGATATTTTTGGTGGTATTTCTGGAGTTATTAGAAATCCAAATGTGGAAGTACTATTCCAGAAGATGAATCTTAGAACCTTTGATCTTACTTTCAAATTAGTTCCTTATAATCAAGAAGAAGCGTATGCTATTCAAAAAATTGTAAGAGTGTTTAGGAAGTGTATGTTACCATCATTTAGTTTAGGTGGAGCACCAGTTCTAGGATTTGGAGAGAGTGATACTAAAGATGTAAATGAAAATAGAGCATTAGAAGCATCGTTTATTAAAGTTCCAAAAGTTTGTCAAGTTACATACATGAGAGGAGAAAGTCAACATCCTCATTTACCAGCATATAAAATGTGTGCCATAACAGATGTGGCAGTTAACTACACACCTGATGGAAACTATGCAGTTTATAACGATGGTATGCCTGTTGCTACTGAATTGAAAGTTAGTTTCATGGAGACAAAACTACTGTTCTCTGAAGACGTTGATATATACTGGCAAGGAAACAAAACCATGAACTCTACTGCATAAAGATGTATTTTTCTATAACTCCAAACGTACTGTACGATGAAAAACCAATACAGTATCCTTTCTCAACATCAGATAGAGTTGTTGCTAAGAATTTCTTTCGTAGGTATAAATTAAATGATGACATATTTTCTTACGCAGTATTCTTTAACAAGTATGCTATAAAAGATGGAGAGCGTCCAGATATATTAGCACAAAAAATTTATGGAAGTCAGTATTATGACTGGGTTATATTGTTGACAAACAATTTAGTAAACGCACAATATGACTGGCCAATGAGTAATTATGAACTTACAAAAGTTCTAGAGAAAGAATATGACGATCCATATAATGAGATACATCACTACGAAACTGTAAAAACTGCACAATATCCTGCTGGTTTACATGTAGACAAAGCATTTTATGATAAACAACACAAAGTAAACATCAATGGCACAATAAGTATCGTACCTGGTGTTGAATTATGTGCTGGCATTACTGTTGCTGGTCACTTCAATAAAGAAAACGAGAAGAAGAGAGAAATATATCTTTTAAAACAAGGATACCTTAGATCATTTGTTAATGATTTCAAAAAACAAAATCAATATAAAAAATCAGGTAATTACATTGGTAAGAGATTAAAAATAACTGGTTGACTTTTTTGACAAAAAAATACCCAGAAAATTTTTCTGGGTATTATAGAATTCAGTTTGCGAATTTGGATTTACTCTTCTGCAAGACGTGCAAAGTATGAGAGTGCATCGTCATCTTCAACGATTGCTTCTTCTTTCACAGGTGTTGGTGCTGCAGCAACTGGTGTTGGTGGTGCAACAACTTCATACTCTTCATCATCTACTGTAGGTGCTACTGGTCTTTGACCTATTGCAAGAACTAGATTGAGACGACGCTCAAGATCTTCATAAGACTTGAACTGATCCTTAGAAGTGAATGCTTCTAACGAGTGTTGTGATTTCCATGTCGTTTCCAATTCAGAATCATCTGAACTGAGAGCACTAACACTATCAAACTCACTACTGTCATAGTTCCAGTATCCTGCTACCTTTTTAATCTTCAACTTGAAGTTAGCACCTTCCCAGAAATCAAATACATTTACTGGTTCCTCATCTTGGAACTCAGGTTGCATTGCTGCAAGAATCTTGTCATGGATTTTCTTACCATACTTATACAAGAATACTTTACCTTCGTTCTCAGGGTGCTTAGGATCCTTTACGACTAAGATGTTGCTGTAGTAAGAGAGTTTTCTCTTTTGCTTACGAGCAGTCTCTTTGTCTGTGTCTTCACCACTGTTCCATAGTCTGCGGTTGACTTCACCTACTGGATCTTTCTCACCTAATGTAGTGAGAGAGTTCTCGATGTACCAACCACCAGGTCCTTGGAATGCGTGTGAGTATACCTTTGCCCATGGGATTGTCTCACCATCAGGGGCGGGTAGGAATCTGATTACTGCGTAACCATTTCCAGAAGCGTCAACCTCAGGTTTCCAGAACCTTTCATCAACTTGTTTACCAGTGGAGGACTTCTCTAGTTCTTTCTGTAAGAAAGAGAAGTTGTTCTGGGATTTACGCTTTAGATCTGCGAATGACATAGATTACCTCGGATTATTTTAGATTTGGTTTATGTGATGCCCTATCACGTGAACATTATAACAGGCACAGGTAAGGGCGTCAACCCTGTGCCTCTGTTTGTCTTTGCATTGACTCTACCTTTGTCAGCAAGTCATCAAACATCTTTTCAATACTATCACCAGGCTGTGCACCTAACATTATAATTCCCTGTCTCATGGTATCTATAACTGACTTTGCTTCGGGATCATCGCTCAGTTTTGCACGAGCATAGAATATTTTTTGCTTCTCAATTAATGTGGTAAGTGCTTCAAAGTATTCTAGTTTTCTATCCTTGTCTAATAATATAAAATTCATAGCGGATCTAAAACAGAACTGTTGAAGTTCCATCATCTCTTGAATGTCTCCACGGACGATATCTGACTTAAAGAAACTCATACTAGCATTAGTTTTGCACGACTGGTTTTTTTCATAAAGTTTAATTGCTGTGCCTCATGACGGAGTTTCTCCTTCA